TGAACTACTGCTATTTACTGCAGAGGATTTTTTGTTATTGGGGATGTAATTTTGTGAGACATTTAACTGTAATCTGTCTACGCTAGTTTTGGCGTCTACTGCTTTGTCATAGGCAGTTTTGGCGGCGGCACTGGTTGCAACGGTGTCTGAACTACGGCTATTTACTGCAGAGGATTTTTTGTTATTGGGGATGTAATTTTGTGAGACATTTAACTGTAATCTGTCTACGCTAGTTTTGGCGTCTACTGCTTTGTCATAGGCGGTTTTAACCGCTTTTGATGTTGCCGCTTGGGTTTCGCTGTTGCTGTTAGTGGCTGAGCTTAGTTGCGTGATGCCTTGTTGTGAAGTGCTGGCTTTGGCGATTTCGTGGGTATGACCACTTTCATCAAATCCATTTTGCGTTGTGGCAGTAATGGCTTTCGGTGTCATTTGTTGGCGGGTGACAAAAATCACACTGTGATCAATAGATAATGTCACTGCACTAGAGGATTCTACTTTTAAAATCATTCGTAGTACTTGGACTTTACCACTGCCACTACTTTCTGTTGGTTTAAAACTTTCAGGGCAGTTTGCGTAGGCTATGAGTTTGTTTTGTGCGTCAAATACGCCCATTTCTCGGATATAAAAACCGCCGATATTTTCAGGAATGGTTAATTCAACGATGACTTGTTTATTATTGCGAGGGTCCAGAGAAACTGCACTTACAGGTGCGATGTGCGTTTGATGCACAAGTGCTGTGGCACTTGCTGTTGGTGTAACCGCTTGTCCATTGCCATCGCCCACAGCAAATTGAGTAAGTTGTAATGGCTGCCCTTGGCTTAATGCCTGAGCAAAAGCCCGTGTTCCGTAGTTGGTTAAGATTGCAAAATATTGTGATGCCATAAATATTCCTATTGTGGATATACTGTGATGATTTCGCCCCACTGCTGACCAACAAAGGCACTAAATGTCCCTGTTGGGGAGAGGGCGATAGCGAGCTGATTGAGATGTCTTGAGACGGGTTTAACATCGTTAATAAGCCGCACGAGTTCGTTATAGGTTTGTTCATTTAAACCACTTTCAGACACTTCCACGGTTAAGCTAAATGTTCCTGGTGTGCCTTGCGGATTAGTTTGAAACCATTCTTTCAGTTCAATGAGATAGCCTATTGGCTCAACCACACGTTTGACTGCGTCAATTGTGCCTTTGTGTTTGTGTACAAAATAAGATTGTTTAATCGCAATGCGTTTAACTTCTTCCGTCCAGTTTTCGTCCCATTTATCCACTGAAAACGCCCAGGCTAAATAAGGCAGTAAATCAGCAGGGCAGCGTTCAGGATTGATTAAATCTGCAATAACAATAGGATTTTCTACCGCATTTTTTAGAATTTCAGCCGCACGTTTTTCTAATGGGGTTGAACCTATCGGCAGTAAATGCTTAGTAATCATCACTTGTTACTATCTCCAAATTAATTGCCGTGCAGTAGGCTGATTTTGAGCTTGGTAGTACAATATCGGCGATAGGCGAGATAATCTCTACTCGTTGCACCCCTTCTAAATGTAAGGCGGCATAAATACCCGATAGGCTAATGTCTCGCCCTAAACGGTGTTTTTCTTCGGTGTAAGCCGTCAATTTTTTTAGAGCAGCCGCTTTAATTGGTTCGTATTCAGGGCCACGATAAAGATGTAGTTTGGCGCGGATTTCGTAGGATTGGATCACCGCACTTTGGACAATAACGCGGTCGCCAATAGGGCGGATGTCATCATCATTAAGTTTTGCCCGAACCACATTTAAAAGACTTTCCTCTGCCTCGCCTTGTCCATTGCGACTTAAAATTGTCACGGTAACATTAGCAGGCTGTGGAGAAACCACCGAGACATCTGCAACATCAGGGTGTGCAGATAGTGCGTGGAAGATATAAGCAGAACGAGGCCCCGCCACAGAAAGCCCCTCAAAGGCTAATTGAGTACGCAATCTCAATGAGGTGTCATCTTCTAAAATTTCGGGGATTTTAGGCGTAACATTATTATTCGCCTCTTGAATGACTTGTCTTTTCACATTGTAATTGGCGGCAATCACATCTAAATCTGAACCGCTTGCATAGGCTAACATTGTGGCTTTTGCCGCATTGTTGATGCGGTTTCTTTCCATCAACTGTAAGTAAACCACTTCTTGTAATAATTTTGTGATAGGTTCACTTTCTAAACTTAATCGTGCTTGCCAAAATGCCCTTTCATTTTGTGGGAAAAGCGCGATAAATTCCGCTTTTCTGTCTGCGAGCAAACTTTCAAAATCTAAATCTTCCAGCACTTTCGGTGCATCTAGTTTTGATAAATCGACTAATTCGCTCATTGTTTATGTCCTAAAAATAGTTTTTCGTTGCGCATTTCTTGGTTATCTTTACGACTGCGTGCGACATAACTTGCCACAATGCCACCTTCAACCAACTCTGGTTTAAATTGTGTGATCTGTACACGTGGTTCCCAACGATTAATTGCGGTGACGGCGCAAGCTGCCAGTTGTAATAATAATGTGTGGCTAATTGGGCGGTCTATTAGCATTGGAATTAAACTGCCATATTCACGCCGCTGAATACGTGAGCCAACTGGTGTTAGCAAAATATCGGCAATAGATTGTTTAATGTGGTCGCTTTCGTTTTTTAATATTTCGCCAGTGTATCGGTTCATACTATGCCTTTGCGTTAGAGGTTCGTTGGCCATCGCCTTGTTCAACATGAACGTGGTTTTGTAAACTAATCGCTCCGCCTTTAATATCGCCACTTGCGGTCACACTGCCTTGCGTGCTGATATTGCCTTTTGTGGTGCTTGTGCCTGTGGTTGATAAAGAACCGTCAATATTCACATTGCCTTTGATATTGATAGTAGGACACTCAATATCAATTTGATTAGCGGCAGTAATACTGGCGGTTTTGATACCTGTCACAACCAATGCGCCACTTGCTTGGTTGTAGGTAATTTTGGCACCGTCAGCAAATTCAATAACGTGTTCGTCGGGCGATTGGCTTGGGCTGTTTTGTGTGTAAAGCCCGACTAATATGCAGGCAGTAGTAAATTCGCCACTAACTGATAACATCACACATTGTTCGCCCACCGTCGGCGGCGACCAAGTTTTAGTTGTACCCGAACGAGGTGTGATGAATGGTAAAAAATCCGTCAAAATGTCGCCGCTCTTTACACGAGCACGTGCGGTGGCGTAATTCACTTCAGCGATCACTCCAAAGCGGATAATGTTATCTAGTTTTCGTTGTAATTCAGCAGACATAGGCATTCACAGTTAAAGAAAATGCCTTATTGTTGGCAATATTGTGTGGTGTGGCGAGTGGGGGCGTGTGTGGAATAGTAGGTAACAAAAAAGGGCTTTCGCCCTTTTATTATGCTCTATCCCACATGGAACTCCGCACTCTTGCTTGGCGTTGGTTTTCGATGCGTTGTATTTCTTTTGCCACTTGTTGTGCAATGGCTCGTTCGTCCATACCTTGTGCAGCATTGATGTTGATATTTACGCTCATTGGTTGGCTGGTTTGTGCAATCATTGGACGAGCAGAAATGGGCGCACGAGTATCCACTTGCACAGGGGCGGCAGTTGCAACGCTGATACCTAAACCGCCCGCAATAAGTGCTTGTTTGCCGTAATTAAGGGCGTTGAGTGTATTGACGCCAAGGCGTGATGTGGCTTCTTTGGTCATCACGTATTCGCCACCGTGGACAATGCCCATGGGTTGATATTTGCCGCCATTGCCAGTGTAGCCGCCAGACCAATTTTGACTTGGTAATTTTTTGCCATTTGAACCAAAGCCAGTGAAATCTTTAAATGATTCCCAAGCACTTCCTACCGTTTCTTTTGTTGATTGCCAAGCGTTGCTCGAAGTGTTTTTTGTGCTTTCCCATGCACTAGATACACTATTTTTAATTCCCTCCCAACTTGGCATATTTTCAGAAATCCACTTAATACCATCCATTAATCGTGTTAATGGCGTCAGAATAAACTCAATCGCTTTCGCCATTCCATTTCCGAATTTTTTCCCTGCACTGGTTGCAGCTTCTAAATCTTCTTTAGTACTTTGTACTGGAGACAATAAATCAGTAAACCATTTCACCGCTTTTTCAATCCAGCCAACGACAACACCAAATGCAGTGCCAAGCGGTTGGAATTTTTCAAGGACGGGGGCGAGACCTGATTTTAAGCCCTCCCAAAAACCGCCGAAAAAGGCTTTGATTGGTTGCCAGTATTTATAAATTAATGTAGCAAGGGTCAATAAAGCTATCCCTAGTGGACTGATAGCCAGTGCAATTAATTTTAGCGGGGAAAGTAATCCTCTTAATATTAGCCGCCCTGCAGATGATAAATGTCCTGAAAATTTAGGAAGAATTACGTTTAATTTGGATAAGCCTAAAAATAGCCGTGCGGCGGGGTAAAGTATAAAACTTAAAGCAAGGCTTAATGCACCTAATAGACTTAAACTTCCCCCGATTGCAGCTGCAGTTTTTGCTATAGTAGAGGTTAATTTAGGATGTTTATCAATCCACGTCTGGATTTTATCAAGCAAATAGCCAACTCCGTTCATTAAGCTAGTCATCGTATCTTTTAAACTGGCTCCTACAGAACTATTTACATTGAATAAACGATTTTTAAATAATTGCCATTTTGCTGATAAAGTAGTCATTCGGGTTTGGAATTCCCTAGCCATACTATTTTTAGCTTCTTCACTATTTGCCAGTTCAATTTGTCTGCGCCATTCTTCGGTATTGGCAACAAGCCCTGCTAATTGGGTATTATAATTTCCGCCTGCAATATCGCTAATTACGCCAGCCCGTAAATGTTTAGGCAATTTTTTTATTTTTTCAACAATCATCATTAACGTACCTTGAGCATCTTTTACCATTGCTTTTTGAATCGCTTTTGGATCTAAACCTAACGCTTTTAGTCCGTTATTAACGGGTTTCATTCTAGTGGCTTTACTTAGACGGTTGAATGTACTTTCGATTGCTTTGGCTGATGTACTGGCTTCGTTTCCTGCCGTTAATAAAGTTGAACCTAGTGCAGCAAGATTCTTTTCACTAATTTTGACTAAATTACCAATTCCTGATGTGTTATTTAGGAAATTAATAATATCTGTCCCCTTTGAAATGGCATTATCATCTAAATAGTTAATAGTATCGGCTAGCTCTTTGGCATCTTTGGTGGTTAATTTAAAGTTTTTCTGTACTTTACCAAATAACTCTACTAATTCATCGGGGTTTTCTGCATCAAATGCTGTCGCCATTTGGGTATTTAAGCGAATAAAATCTTCCAATTCATTTTCCTGAATATCCATTCTCGCTGCAGCAGTAACCATGTCACCAATTTGATTTGTGGTAAGAGGTAATTCAGTTGAAAGCTGTTTAATCTTGTTTTTCCATTCATCGTATTTAGGGGTAAATTGTCCAAATTTGTCTTTTAGCCCTGGAACTTGGCGAGCAACCCCCGCCATAACATCTTCAAACGACATAAAATCTCGAATGGAATTGACAATTGGTGCAGTGATCGTTGTACCCGCAGCAGAGGCTTGAGTGCCAATAATTTGTGCTTTTCCACTAATACTTTTGAGAGTTTCAACTTGCCCACGATATTGATTATAAGCAGCCTGCTTAGCGTTGAGTTTTTTCAATGCGGCTTCTTGATTTTTAATTTGATCCGTTGCACTTTTGGTATTTTTCTGCAGTTCTCTTTGCTTTTGTGCGAGTTTTTCTGCAGAAATGCCTGATTTTGCTAATTCTTGGCGTGCTTGCTGTAATTTATTTGCTGCATCAATTTGTTCTTGCTTGAGTTTTTTTACCGCACTTTTCGCTTTCTCTACTTCCTTTTGAAGTCCTGCAGTAGGATGTTGAGCATTCTTCATATATTGAGCATAAGATGCGGCTTTTTGTTTGGCTTGCTCTAATTCTTGATTTAGTGAATCTAATTTTGATTTCAATGGGTTGATAGTAGAAGCATATTGTTTCATTGCAGCTTGATGCTGTTTATTTTGCTGATTTAGTTGTCGATGAATCGATTTGCTTTCTTTTAGTTTTGCCGATAGCTCATTAACGCTTTTAGATGCACTGCGAACTGGAGCAGAAATTTTATCAATGGCATTTAATAAAACGGTAAGTTGTAAATTATTCATTTTTTATTCACTTTTCTATTGACAAGATTAATTATTTAGCTCAATAATCGAGTAAGCAAAAGGGGGAAATATGATTGCAATACTTTCATTATTTATTCTGTTTGTTGGCTTACTTGGGCTTGCAATTGGTTTTGGTGTAATTGCAGTGCCTTGGTTTGTTTCTCTGATCATTGCTGCTCCAGCTATTTTCATTTATATGTTGATGATTGGCTCAGTATTGTGGCTTGTCGAAGTTAATTTTTTTCTCGGTATGGCTGCATTAGTTGTTTATGCCTATTGGATACACATCATTCGCAAACACCTCAAATCTAAAGGCTTAATTTCTCAATAATTAAATCTTCAATCATTTCAATATCTTCTTCTGTAAAGCCCAGCAATTCACGCTGGGCATATTGCACTTTAAAATCCTTCTCTTTTGATGGTCGTGCCGTTAAACCGTATTGATGCACTGCAGCAATGGCAGCACTTGAACCATTAAAACCCACTGAAACTTCGTTCCCATTTGACCGCACTTTTAAATGTCGGGCGGTACGAAGTTTGGCGAACATGGCTTTGCGTTTAATTCGTCCTTTCTTTTTTCCAAATTCTTTACGTGGTTTTCTCGGTTCAAAGGCTGAACCATCGGGATTTTGTTGGCGTGAAATTCGGTTCGATTGGCTTTTTCGTAAGGCTTGCCCGATTTTTCGCCCAAGCTGTCTACGTGCTTGTGGAGAAAGATTGGCAATAAGTGCGGTCAATTTTGCCTGAATTTCTTCTACTGTAGCCATTAGACGATATCCCCTTCAAAAATTAAGGATTCCCAGTTTTCCAAATAGACTTTTACTCGGGTTGGTTCGTCCCATACGGGTTCTTTTGCGTAATGAATTTGTACGTTATTTCCCTCTTTTTTAGAAATGACACGTTCAGTGAGTTGGATTTCGAAGCTAATATCTGCGGTGTGGTTATTGTTGTAATCTACTTGGAATTTAAAGGCATTTTCTCGAATTTGTGGATTTTCTAATATTTCAGGTTGATTTGTGCGTAGATAAGCCAGCATTGGCACAATCAAGGCGGCAATATCGCCTGCATAATCCGTCACCACAACATTGAGTGTATAACGATATTCAAAACTAAATGATGCGGCACCCGTTGCGACGATTTGCCCACCGTCCACATAAAGTTGTAGATGGTCGGGATTTTTTACAAAATCGGGATGGCTTTGTTCTAGGATTTTACGCAGTTGGTTAGGCTTTTTCATTAGTTTGCTCGTTACCGTGGGTAGGTATACCCACGGTTAGTTATCGTTTATAGTGCTTCCCCTTTGGGGAACCGTTGCAATTAATCTTGGGTATACTTACCCAAGGCATTATGTTCTAAATTGCCGCTGCCGTTTTTCCTCTTGTTCTTGGCAAGTCACACAACGTGTTACGCCCTGAATCATTTGTCTGCGTTTTTCTGGGATGGGTGCATCGCAATCTTCACAATAAAGGCGGCTTACTGCTTTAAAAGTGCGGTGTTTTTTCAGGGCGATTTCACGTTGCATTTCTTCAAGCTGCTGTGCTCGTTCGAATTGATCTGTCATGGCTGTTCCTTTTTGTTAAATTCTTCCATGCATTTTTTTAAACTTGAGTTCTCGATAATGCACAAATCAAGGTGGTGCTGTGTCTGTAAATAGGCTTCGGCTAATTCGCCATTGGTGCGAATTTGTGGCGAATACGCACTGCATTCTGTGGTTTGCGGACAAAGAATCGGCGATTTAATGATTTCCTGCTGAGTTGAACAGGCGTTTAACATCATCAGGCAAAGGGCTATCAGCCCAATCTTGATTTGATTTAAGTACATTTTTTAAATCCTGTGTTTGTTGATTTTGCTTTGCTTTGAGGTTGTTTACGGCTTGGATTAGCTGTGCTTGCTGTTCGGCAAAATTTTGAACGCTATGATTTAACTCAATGTAAGCATTTTGCCATTTCAGTTTTAGCTGTTCTTCTTTGAGCATTTCTTTTCGCCAATAATTCGCCTCAAATCCCAGAAACATAATCAAAAGTACAAGCAATATTGGCCCGATAAGTAAAATGCTTCTTTCTTTCGCGGTTAAGAAATTAAACATAGGGCTTTCTCCTTTTGTCGGCGTTCAATCAATCCTTTTAATGGTTTTCCTGCGGCATAAATCCAACGCTCAAACTGACCGCACATAGCTTTGCTGTAGCCTTGGCGTGCCATTTTAAAAAGTGAGCTATTTTTTAATTTGCCGCATCCCACATTAAATGTAATGGAGACTAAGGCATCAAATGCACCTTGTGGCATAGTTTGCCCGTTGGCGTATTGATTAACGCATTTTTCTGATTGTTTAATGCCTTTTACGTATAACTCTGCAATTTCTTGTAAGCTGTAAATTTTATTGCGGTCAATTTTTTCAACAGCATCGGTTATGCCTATGCCAACAGTTAAAACATCGGCAGGGCATTGATAGGGCTTTTTCATACAACCTTCTGCATTACCAATCAGTAACAAGCCTTTTTCGGATGTTCGAATTTCATTTCCATAAGTGGCAATCACCAGTCCAACAACGGCGGATATGGCGCAGATATATTTAGCAGAACGTTTAATCATGATGATGGCTCCGTTGTTTAAGTTCTTTTTCTTTTAATTCAAAGTCTTTTTTCTTGTAATACCAATTCACAAGAAAGGTGGCGACACCAATCACAATACCTGTAATCGATGCGACATCAGCCCAATTTACATTTGAGAACATATCGGCAATGCGTCCAATTAAGAAAGCGAATATTCCTGATGTGTAAGACGCTCTTGATGGTGTGTCGTGCATATCAGCTCCAAAGTTGAATTGTGTCATTTGCCACACTGATTTTTTCTGTATCGGCTTCTGGCAAATTGACTACCGTACCAATGGGAATAATGGGCTTATCCATTAAATGTGGATTGAGTTCGCAGGTTATTTCGAGTAAGCCTTCACTGCGCCCAAAATGGCGATAAAGAATGGCGTCTAAATTGTCATTTTGTTGTGCGTAAACTTGCATTAGATTAACTCCACATCGACGCGTTTTCTGCCCAATATGTCGCTAATCGCAAAGCGAGCATCACGGCGTAATTCATCTATGCTGTCTTTGAGTTGCGCCATTTTCTTTTCACCATCATTGGTGCTGTCGTAGCTTGCATAGCGTTCATAAAGGTTTGCTAGTGCCAAGCAACTTACCGCACGTTTATAGCGATAAATCAGCACGCTTTCGCCATTGATAGAGGGGGCAGTGATCTGTTCTAAACTGTCGCGTTTGTTTTGTGTTTTAAACGTGGAGAGTTCCGCATTGACGCTTGCCATGCCCTCAATCAAAGCATCTTGTAAGCGTTGTGAGGTAATGGTGCCGTCTGCACGGTATTGATTACGAAATTGAGAAAGTGACATATCGGGGAAGAAACCATCATTACTGATAATGTCATCTAAGGTATCGTCATCATTTAACTGTTGCTGTACTTCGCCCATTTCATAATCAGGGGCAAGTTTGACTGATATTGCGCCGTCGCTCATTGATTTACCCTTATAAAAAAAGTCGGGTGAGGATTAAATTAAGCACGGCCGATAAATCCGTCAGAATTTGACCGCACTTTTAATCCGCCCGACGGCTGCGTGGTTTGCTCGGTTTATATTCTTTCTTGCTTGTGCAAGAAAGAACCAAAGAACACACCCCGATTAAATCGCTTTTCTGCCCTTTGTTGTCATTTTCTTAACGGAAAATTTTTAACTCGCTACGCTCAAACAGGAAAAATTTTCCTAAAAATGCCAAGTCGGTCAGGCGATTTAGACGGGGCATTAAAACAACATCAATATTCAGTTGTTGATAATTGTTTTTTTAGTTTCTTGATGTCGCCTTTCACGCCAATTTTTTGATCTAAACCCAAAGCACGTTCTAAATATGCCAGTGCTTGTTCAGGGTGCTTTTCCACCAATAACAAGCCCAATTCACGCAATAATCTCGCACGGCTTTCATCTGGCATATCGCAATCGGCAGTAATGCGTTGGATTTGCGCTAAGTAAGATTCATCGAACGGTTTATTAGCTGCTCTTGCGGCTTTGGCTTGGTCGGAAAATTCTTCTGCTAACAAGGTGCCAAGCGTTCGGGTAAATGGCTCGGGCAAGCGTAAATCATGAAATACGGCATAATCAGCAATTTGTAAGGCGAGATGATATTCGCCACAGTCAATTGCCCACACGCACCATGTCATCAAGACATTATCTTGTTTACCACTTCCGACAGATAACGCCCCTTCAATCCATGGGAGATAGTCAGGCAATATTTGCTTTTTAAATGCGGCTTTGCGTTCCGTCGATTGGATGTTTTTTAAATCCTTTCGATGGCGAGCAAGAATACGGCACATTTTGTCATATTCCGTAAAGTCGCTTAGATCTTCTGTTTCTGCCGCATTAGCAATCGCGGCAGAAACTTCCAGAAAATGGCGTTTAGTTGGGCGCATAATTGATTCCGTTATGCTGCCACTGGCGAAATAGGCGTAGGTGCCTCAAGAATGCTGATATTTTTCGCCATGGCGACTGCCTCGTAGTTTTCCACAACATAGGCTTCGTTTGACGATAAATAATCTTCCACACGATTGCGTTCTGGCACATCTTTTAAGTGACGACGCACTTTGCCTTCCTGCACGTAGATTGACAAGTTGTCGAGTGATGTAACTAACACGGTGCCTTTCGGGAAGAATGGCACAGATACGGCTTGTAACCCGCCCACTCGTTTTTGGCTAATGACGGTATCGCCTGCCAAAATTTCGCTTGGTTTTTCTTGGTTGATTAATGGGAAATATTTATCGGCTAATAAGTCGCTACCCATAATGGCAACCAGTTTAGTGTCGTCACGGTATTGTGCTGGAATGAAATCTTCTTTTAATGCAAAAACAAGGGCATCAAGGTTTTTATAGGTTTTACCTGCACCGATTTCGATTTTTCCACTGCTTTTTTCAATTTCTTTTAAGACACGAGCTTTGGCTTTATCTTCGATTTGGAATAACCAACCCTTATTCACATCTTGCAATAATGGATGTTCAGTGCGGTTTGTGGTTGCGGCTACACTTGTGCCATTCCAACCAATCATAATGCGGTCTAATGCAATGCGTTCGGCTTTGAGTTTGCCCACACGTGCGGCGAAATCAGGGAATTTAGCCCAACTGTCTAAGGTTGCATAATTTAAATGCGTGTCAAAGTTGGTTTGTTCGCAAGAATAGGTGTTTTCTTGCAAGCTGTGAATGTCTGTGGTTTCACGAGCTTTGGTGTTGGTGTCAGTACGGCTTGCCACTGGTGAAAGCACACCTAAACGCAATGCGGAACCTTTCATTTCTTGCACCATCACGACATTGATGCGTTTTAAGAAACCAGAACTTTCAAGCACGGCATTTTCTAATTTTTGTTGAATAGTTGGCTCAACGGTAAACTGACCGCCATTCGCAACGAATGCCACATCTTCGCCGTTATCTTGTGCAACACCAGAAAGGTAAGCATTAAATTTTTGTTTGGTAAATTTATTCATTTGGTTTTTTCCTACGATAAATTAAAAGAAGCGGCCATCAGTTTCAGGTTGTTCACCGTAAACTAAAGGGCGAGGATTTTCGGGTTCTACAGGTTTTTGGAGTTCTGCAAAAGTTGCTTGGATTTCTGCATTACCTGCTTTCATTTCTTCGATTTCGGCTTTTTGTTTGGCTAAATCGCCAGAAAGTGCGGTTAATTTTTCTAAGGTTTCTTTGGTTTGCTCGGCTAAAAGTTCAATGGCTTGTGTTTGGTCGGCAAAGCGTTCATCGTCTGATTTTTCTTTTTTCGCAAATAATCCTTTGATTTTTTCAAAGATGCTTTGTGTTTCTTCCACAAATTCCAATTCAGTTTCAATAGCGGATGTGAAAAGGTTTTCGGCTTTTTCTTTGCGGTTATTAAGTGGATTTGCGCTTGCACCGGCAGAAAATACCAACATTTCGGTGCCAAGACTTGCAGGATTGTCCGTTACAGCCAAACCGACTAAATAGGCTTCACCTGTGTCGGCAAAATTCGGATCGCACTCAATAGAGGTGTAGATTTTTTGACGGTCTTTATTGAGTTTGATTAAATCGTCCGTTGGGTCGATTTGAGCCAGTAACTGCAATTTACCTTCAGCATTTTCTTCCGTTTTTAAACCAATCACATCACCATAGCATTTTGAGTGCGGATCATCGTTCCACATATAACGCCATTTAAGGTGTTCAAGATTAACGCGTGCACCGTATTTTTTAGGGTCATAATTTGCCGCCATTTGTTCAATCCAAGAACGATTGATTGAGCGACCATCTGTAGTTGCACCTTCTGTTGCGACTACAAACCATTTAGATTTTTTTGCCATTGGCTTTCTATCCTTTCGATGAGTTTAATCATTGCGCTCATTCTGAAAGAGTTTTCAAGGCGTTACCACGTCTTGCCGTTGTTGTCTTCCCTTTCACAAAACGCCCCAAAAGACGACCGCACGTTGAATTTCTATGATGACAGGCAAGAAAAAACCGCACCTAAGTGCGGTTGAGAATTAGCAAATTTCGTTATTGAGATAGCGTGTGAGATGACGCCATTTTTCGCTTGCTCTAGCATAAAGCTCTCAATGAGCTGCGATAGCAAAGAAATGATCACGTGTTTTGTAGAAATTCTCCTTATGATAGGGTTAGATTGAGTTTTTGATTTAATGCTTGCACGAGCTTATCAAGCTTATCAATGCCGCTTTTATACCACGGGTTAAGCAGGCGTTGCATTTCGGCAGGGGTAAAGCCCGCGAGTTTACCGAGTTCGGTTTTGCTTAGTTTACGCTTTACGCGTTCGTTGTTGATGAGCATTTTGACTTCAACCAATGTAGGCATTAAAACAAGGATTTCGCCTTTTTGGGGCTTTCTAGGTTCAGGGAAAATTTCTTCATCTTTGATCGCAAATTCCACTGAACCGACAAGGCTTGATTCTAATTCGGCGATAGTTTCGGCTTCTGTTTCGCCTTGCGCATTGGCAAAACTGTTTTCGCTAAATTGCATTGAGCCGATGTAATAAGTTTTGCCATGTTCTTCGACTCGTTCGAGAGTGGCAGGGTAATAACGCATTGATTGCTCCTTATGGGATTAAGTGCCCAAACAAGCCCCCTTTCGAGGGCTTAGATTATTGAATGTCTAGCTGCTTTTTGATTTTGCTGATTGTAGCTTCTGCAATATCTTTTGAGCTTCTTGTAAACTGGGTATTTTTCCCATTTCGGTATAAGCGGTAATGCTTTGTGCCTTGTTGGATTTCAACCCCTTGGTTTTGCAAGTATTTCAAAAATTGTTTGGGTTTCACTAAATCTCCTCTGTTTGTTTAAGATGGGGTTATTACTGTCTCTTATACACATCT